GTATTACTCGACTGGTATCTTTATTTATGGCATCGCTGAATCGGGCTAATGTACGAGCATTCCCCGTTGAGAGTGGTGATATTGGACGTAGCCGAGTAGTATCTGGGTTCCTTAAATGGATGGTCAGTTCGGGCTATATTCCACGATTTTACCGAGAGATGGAACTCGGTGCTAACTATTTGCTTGAGCGAGGATTACTGATCACGTATGTCGGATGGCAGCGTGAGGATCGACGGTTCCTGCAGGAACTTGACCTTAATCAGATTGCACAAGTCAGCCCGGAGGTAGCAGTAGCTATCCAGGATGGGAACGATGACGAAGAACTCATCGCCTTGCTACAAGCTACTTTTGAAGGAACAACCAAGAAGCGAGCCAAGAAAGCAATCAAGGAACTACGTAAGGATGGCGTAGCTGAGTTGCCAATCGTACGCCGACAGGTCAATGCCCCCGAGGTTAAGACACTAGCCCCCGATGGGGACTTCTTCTTCCCTCCGTACGTAACTGACCCACAGCGTTCACCTTACTGCTTCTGGCGTACTTACTACACCCCACAAGAACTAGAAAACAAGGTAATCACAGATGGATGGGATCAGGACTTCGTTGACCACGTCATTGATAAATATCGTGGCGTTAACATTGACTCAATTGAGCGCGAACAGGAAGGCGGTCGCAGTATCAGCCTTACTGACAATGCGTACGAAGCGCAGGAACTTATTGAGATCTGCTACGGATACCAGCGTCTAGTTGACGAAGAGGACAGTGCAGAAGGTATTTACTGCACGGTATTCCATCGTGAGTTCGATGGTGACGATGTAACACAGGGATACGCTAAGTTTGAATTACTCAACGGATACGAGGACTACCCAGTTGTAGTAACCAAGCTATCCGAGGACAGCAAGCGACTTTATGACACAATGACAGTGCCATCTGTACTGCGTGGCATCCAGAACCAAGTAAAGGTTGAGCGGGACTCCAGAGTTGACCGCAATAGCCTAGCTACCCTACCTCCTATCCTGCATCCAGTTGGTCAAGCACCTACTGATTGGGGTCCAGGTCGTATGATTCCTTATCGCCGTAAGGGTGACTTGGACTTTGCTCCTACACCTCCACCACCTACTGGCTCGATTGAGATGGAATCCACACTGCTGGATCTAGCTGATCGCCTAGTTGGACTGGATGAAGAGGGCAGCATTAGCCAAATCCGCAAGCAGTTCCTGGTTGATAAGTTTCTTAGCCACACAGCAGAGGTTCTACGTATGGCATTCAAGTGCTTCCAACGCTTTGGACCCGACGAAATCTTCTTCCGTGTAACCGGGATCCCTGATCCTCAGACATTCGACAAGGGGAACGCTGACGAGAACTTCGATATTCTTATTAACTTCGACGTTCAGAACACTGACCCACAAACAGTGGAAGCAAAGACCCAGCAGTTCGTAGCACTGAACCAGCTGAACTCAAACAACCGCCTTAACGTAGATGCCCTTCTGGATGTTATTGCCACAAGCATTGATCCAGTTATGGCGGACGCAGTTCTTCAGCCAGTTGAGACAGCACAGCAGGAAGTAGTCAAGCAGGTCACGGATGACCTATCCAAGATCTTCGCAGGCATCGAAATGCCAGCACGTCCGGCAGGTGCTCAGATTGCACTGCAGGTTATCCAGCAGTACACTCAACAGCCCGATGTTGCACAACGTGCTCAGACGGACGAAGCCTTTGCAGCTCGATTGCAGAAGTACGCAGGTCAGTACACATTCCAAATGCAGCAAGCACAGAATGCTCAGATTGGTCGCGTAGGTACAGCACCTGCACAAATGGGAGATATTGATACACAGAACCTATAATGACAAATAATATATCAGTACAAGAGCAAGCTAATCGACGGGCAGCAGCAATCCAATCTCAAAACAATAGAGCCAAGGCGTTCGGCGACTATCTATTGAAGTACGAAGGATTCGATGAGGTGGCTCGAAAGGGAGCGGGCGAAGATCATTACACCATAGGTCACGGTCACTATGGACCCGATGTCAAAAAAGGACAAAGGATCTCTCGGAAGGACGCGGGATTGCTTCTACAGAAAGACATCAACAGGCGTATCCCAGAAATCAAAAAGTTAATACCTAAGTTTGATTCATTCCCAGCATCCGCCCAAACAGCCATCTTTGGAGAGTTTTATCGGGGATCAGTTGGCGGCAGTCCAAAAACCGTTGAACTGATAAATGAAGGAAAGTTTGGTGAAGCATCCAAGGAGTTTCTTCGCAACAAGGAGTACATAAACCGAGTTAAACTTAATCGACGCGGCATTGGTCCGCGTATGGAAAAGGTTTCTAGTGAACTAATGAAGATGTCTCGATAATATGAATGCAGGGGAATACGCAAACAAAAGAGCTTCCGACAAATTATTTGGATTCTCAATTCGTCAAAAACTCTATCCCGGTGAGGACAAGTTTTTTTCTGACAGACCAGAAGTGGCGGGTATGGCCGCTGAAGACAATACAATTATCCTAAATCCGTATAGTAAATTATCTAAAAAACAATTGGGTGCAGTCGCAGAGAATGAAGCACTCAGGTTGAAGATGAGGCAAGACAAGTTTGTTCCAGATATTAAAATTACACCCCATCAGGCTAAATTCTTTGATGGAACTGAATACGCCAATAATCAGCAAGCGATTAAACAAACCATCCTTGCTCGTGTATACAGCGGGGACTCAAGTGCACAAGCTACTCCAGAGCAAAAGAAAGCACTAAGGGAGTATTTGTCTAAATCTAAATAGTATGAATATCCAAGAAGATCTACAAGCCCTGCACAATCACGAAACCTTTGCTCGGTTCATTAAGACTATTCACGACCTACGTGAGGAGACTATTAGTGAAATGCACGAAGCATCCAGTGACACTATCCAGCAGGTATCCGGTCGTATCATTACGTATGACCAAATCCTCCAGTTTGTGAACTGGGAAGCCCTCAAGAAGCGTCACTCAGATCAGTTGTAAACTAGTGTGTTATAATCCGCTTATCGCCATCGCTCGGCGTTAATGAGTGGATAACTATATGACAGACAAAATCGCAACTGCTAACGCTGAGGCAGACCAAAGTTCAGTGGACAATACTAATATATCCGTCGCGGATCTTGCAGCCCGGAGGCTTGGAGGACTAACTCAAGGACTAAATATCCCTGAGATGAGTGATTCAGAACCCGAAGCAGAAGTAACCGAGGAAGTAACCGAAGAGGTAGCCGAAGAGGAGATTGAGGAATCAGTTGAGTCAGAGGAAACCGAAGAGGAAGCAACCGAGGAAACTGAAGGATCCGAAGATGTTCTTTCACAGTTGGACCTGGACGAAATGTCCGAGGATGATTTGCGTGAACTAGCTGACAAGTTAGGTAGCCGTGCTGTAGCTCGATTCGGAGAATTGACTGCAAAACGTAAAGCCGCCGAAGAACGACTTGCTCAGATGGAAGCCAAGCTACAAGAAAAACCCAACCCACTAGAGACCAAGAAGGTCGACAACAACCCTTACAGCAACCTTGACTCTGTCGATAAGTTGCAGGATAAGGCACAGGAAGTCGAGCAAGTAGTCGAGTGGGCGGAGGATATTCTGTTTGAGAGTGATGGCTACGCAGCAGATGATGTAGTAACCGAGATTGAAGGTAAGGAGTGGACTAAGAAGGACGTGCGGCAGGCTTTGTTAAAGGCTCGTAAAGCACAGAAAACTTTCCTCCCTGATCAGCTCAACAAGGTTCAAGCACAGATTCAAGGAGAGCAGCTTGCTGATTCCTTCTCTGATCGTGCTCGAAAAGAACTAAGTTGGCTAGAGGGTGAGGACAATGACTTACGCAAACAATTCGAGGCTACGGTAGGCGACGAGCGTTTCAAGAAGCTAAAGACAGTTATCAAACGTGAAGCCCCCGAAGTAGCAGCGCAATTGGATTATTGGTTCGCTCACGCTACAAACAGCATCTATGGGCGCAAGCCAGTAGAGAGCAAGAAGACATCACCTGTACTTAACCCGTCAAAGACAGGGACACCATCCTCGGCTAAACCAGAGAAAACTTCGACAAGAACAGCCAAAGCTATCAAGGAATTGGAAGCTAGGTTCAGAGAGTCGGGTAGTGCTCGCGATTTTGCCGAACTCCGAAAATTCAAAATGGGACGATAGTTCCGAAACTTATTAACAACTAATTACAAAATATTATGTCATTCTCAAATACATACGACACAACTAATCCTGGCTCTGGTGTATCCAACCGCGAGGACCTCACCGACGTACTCACTATCCTTGCTCCCGAAGAGACACCAATTCTCTCTTCTGCGAACAAGTCAAAAGCAAATGCTACTTTCGTAGAGTGGACTGTTGATGGCCTTTCGGCTCCTGACACCGCTGGTATCCGCGAAGGTGCTGACGTTACTTCATTCACTGACAAGTTCTCTGGACGTGCTCGTCTTGGTAACTACGTTCAAAAGTTCCGCCGTGACTTCCAGGTTTCTGACCTGCAAGAAGCTGTTGACAGCGTAGGTCCTGCTAAGATTGCACAAGCTGAAGCTAAAGCTATCCGTGAGTTGAAGCGCGACATCGAGGCAACTCTTTGCGGTGCTCAAGCACGTACAGCTGAGAACGGTACTGACACTCCATATCGTATGGCTGGTCTTGGTACTTTCATCGACAGTGCTGCTGCTGACGCTCTTGTACCTGCTGGTTACAAGACTCCTGCATCCAGCGAGCACACTTCCGGTGACTTCTCCGAGGATACTCTTAACGACTTGATCACTTCGATCTTCCGTGAGAACGGTTCAAGCAACAACCTTATGTTGGTTGCTGACACTGCTCTTCGCCGTGAAGTAAGTGACTTCGCTCGTGTCCTTGAAACTGGTAAGAACGACCTCCGCAACGTGAACTACGAAGGCGGCAGCTCTACCATCAAGGTATCGGTTGACCTCTACCAAAGCGATCACGGTATCGTATCTGTTGTAAATATGAACCCTGACTGTGCTCCTGACACAACTAACAAGGACACAGGCTACCTCATCAACCCTGAGTACTACGGTGTACACGAACTGATCCCTATGGGTTCTACTCGTCTACCTAACCAAGGTGGTGGTGAGCGCGGTTACGTTGATTGCGCCCTTACATTGGGTGTTTACCAGCCAGCCGCTCACGGTAAGATTACAGCAATCGCTTAAATCTAATTGATCAAGGGTTGGGGGCGAATGCCCCCGCCCTTTTCTTTTATGGATATTGTTATTCCCAACATCAAGAAGTACACCGATGGCGAGATTGATCGTGCGTTTATGAACGAGATCAAGAATGGCTTCAAGCTGGAGGCGGCGACCGAGAAGGACCGCTACCAACAAGCAGTCAAGGAGGCATCGGAATTAAAAGGCAAGACGCACCCGACCCTGGGTAAGCCGATTGCAACAATGCCAGCGCGTGAGTTCTTCCGCCTGACATCTAAATACGGACACGACGAGGTTCACTCGAAGGAGTTCCTACAGAATTACAACAAGCGGTTCCCGGAACTATCACCTAATCAAATCT